TCATTCTGCAACCACCCATACAGTAGCCATAGCGCCCGTAGTTGTTTCGCGGCGGCGTCCCGAGTCGGTTAGCCAACCTTCGGCGGCTAGGTCGCATATTCGGGCCGACACGCTGTTAAACGGCAGGCTTATTAGCTGGCGGGTTTCGTCTGCTGTAAGGCCGTTGGGGGTGTCTTTAATAATGTTGTAAATCCGTACACGCGCTGCGCCTGATTTGCCGAGCGCACGACGGGCGGCGTCTTGGCTTACGGGGTTTTTACCCGGCACCGTTTTATTGGCGTCTAGCGCTGGCCGTTCTGCCCTATAGCGCTCTATAGCGTTGCGCATAGCTTCGGCTGTATCTTTGGCTTCGGCTGGCATGTCTATTACGATGCGGTCAAATAGTGACAGTTGAGCGCTCATAGTCCCGCCTCGTTAATGCGGCGCTCGAGATCCATAGCGAACACGTCGAGATTATTAGCAGCTGCTAAAAGGTCGGCTACTAGCTGGCCGTCGTCGAAAGCGTGGGTTTGTGCGTGCTTGCGTAGGTCACGGGCTAAGAGTGTTAGCGGTTTGTATTGGCTAGCAATTTGCCAGCCCGGTTTATGGTTTGTCATTAGTCGGGTTACCTCTCGTCGGGAATGGTGAAGTTACCATAACAGATTATGAATAAAGCGTGTGTCATTTGCCCGATGTTGCGCGCCAGTTGTTTAAGCCTTTGCCGTTGCTGTATAAAACGGACGCTACTTTAAGGTTGCACCCAAGCGTTAATAGGGCTTTAGCGTATTGCGCTCGAGTTACGTCGCATGTGTTCATGGTTACGGTTTTCCAGCTGCTATTAACCTGTAGCGCCCCGAGGTCTCTAGAACCGTTACGACGGACTACGGAACGGCTAGCGGGGTTGCATCGCGACTCGCGCCACATAATCGGGCCAAAGATTTTAGGGGGCAGGCCGTGTGCCTTTAGTTGCTTGTGGTATTGCGGGCAATCTTTAACCGGTGCGGCGGTTGCTCGAGCTGGCACCGCAAACGTACATAGCAATAGTGGTAATAAAAGTATTTTGGGCATGGTATTAGCCTTTCGTCGGGTGTTAAAAACCCTAGCGAATAGGGCTACCGATGTGGGGGCAATGCCTTAAAACCCTTACGGCTTAGGCAAACTACGCCACGCCGCCTCAAATTTGGCAGCGTCGGCGGCCATTTCTTTAGACAGTTCTATATGAAACCAGCGGGGCGAGCCTTGATAACTGCCGGCGTTGTCGGTGGCTGTGAATATCTTTACTCCGCGCTTGCCCTCACCGCGCGAACAGCGCCAGCCGCAACCGTAGTCACCGTAGGCGTACCAATGAACCTCAACTAAACCGAGACGCTCGGAATGTTGCACGGTCTTACCGTCAATAATTGAACTGCCTAGCAGCCAATCCCATATAGCGCGTGCTTGTGTTTCGTCTTTATATTGGGCGTCGAGCGCCGCCCCCGTCGCGTGTACGGATAGCTGCGGGGGGTTAGATCCGTTTTTCATATTGCGCACTACATAGGTGCCTAACGATTTTGCGCCCCATCGTTTAGCCATAAGATCTAGCAGCTTGCGTATGCCGGGTGTTTCTTTGCCGCCGTCGTACGCGGGGTAGTACGGGTACGGTCTAACGGTCATGGTGCTGGTGGCTCTTTAGGGCCATTCTTCAAACCATTACCAGCCAAGACGCCCAAGAGCCCGCCAGTAAGGGTGGCGAGCATTGGCGACAGTACAGACCATGCAGCGTCATCATTAGGGGAGACTTCAAGCGGTTGGGTTACAAACAAAAGGCCGTATAGCAATGCCAAGATTGAAGCAAGAAATGCGAGTGTTAAGCCGATGGCTACGACAAAAATGAGTCGTGCTTTTATTTCTTCGTTTGTGTGTCTGTTGTCTGGTTTCATACGCACTTTCCGCCTGTCCCGTATGCGGGGGCTGCTGTTGTTGGGGTGATTGTTTCGGTTACGCCTCGTAGGGCTTTGTTTTTGGTTGGTGGGCAGTTAAGGCGTTCACGATCAGCACAGCCTGTAAGGGCTATAAGGGTGGCGCTAATCAGCAGTAGGCGTTTCATCTGTTTATGCTTTTCGGTATCCATAGACAGTTACTGTGCCTGTGACATTGCCCGTGTCAATTAAGAAACTTAATGAGTCATAACTAATCGTTGTGTTTGCCACCGAATTAACAGAGGTGCCTTTAAGAATGTTTGTGGAATGCCCTGTTAAATACTTTGCCCTAGACAGATACGGAAAATGTAAATCTAGCGTAAACATCATATTCGGAAAAGCTGAAGCAAAAGAATCAAGAAGCGGAGTAGTGCTAGCGTCTGTAGATGTTCTTGTGATTGCGGTACCTCCTCTGTCAATTCCGCTAGAAAATGTGTTCCAATAAGTGCCTGTTGAATCTGTGCCCGCTGATCTCAAAGTCAAAGAATAAGTAACAGCACCTGCAGCACTTTGAGCGGTTGTATTAAACAAAATGCGGTAAGAATCAAAAGTGGCTGTAAAAGTGTTATTTGGAAGCGACACCCGAGTAGAAGCCGTTGTAAAGGTAGTTGTGCTTATGTAAACCAGCCCTGAGTTAGCCAAATAGGTATTGGTGTCGGCAGCCGTCAGCACCTCACCCGTAGTAAAAGTCTTAATAGCCATAGTTAAAATCCTAACTTATTGTTGTCTAGTTTGCCGTAGATAGCATCGTCTAGAATGAGATACGCGTTGGTGTCCTGCCCGGACATGTAAACGGTACAGCGGGTTTGGTTTGGTGTGGCGCTAATTGAGACACCTTCCAAAATGGTATTAAAGGTTTGGCCCCTAAAGTAGATCCGCCCAAAACAGTTAATAGCGCTGGTTATGACTTGAATAACGTCGGTGTTAAAAAGCCCGGTACTTACGTTGGTTTGCTCAACATCGGTAAAAGTGATGGACGCTAGCGTTTGGTCTTTTGATTGAAAGTTGTTTAACACCCATAGCGCATGGTCGGCGGCTTGAGCTGTTGAATAGTCTATTGTGTCTTTGTTTTGGCCGTAAATTGGCGTTGTGCCTAGTGTGGCGGTTTGTGCTGCTACAGCTGCCGGGGTGATAGTAACCGACGTGTAGTAGTTGTCGGCGCTACTTCTAAACTCGATTTGGTCGTATTTCATTTGGTACAAATAACTTGCGCCGGTGCCGTCGTTCCAATAAAACGTAGTTGGTTTGGGGGTATTTCTTCCAAACCAGTAAATAAACGGCGTGGAATGATAGCTAGCGCTGCCGGCGAACATGCGCGCTTCTTCGGTACGGGTAATAATATTGACAAGGTTAAAAGCGTTGCCCGTGTACGTTAAAGCGCTGCCAATGGAACGGCCGTCGAATTGGCCAATAGATAGCCCGGCGGTCGAGGCCACTTGTAGTATTTGCTCATCGGTGCGATCTTGAGCAAGCGCGTAGGCGTTAAGTTGGGCGCGGCCCCAATCGGCCTGTAGGCCTTCACATTCAATAGTAACTCTGTCGTCGTTTGGAACTATCCCGTAGTCGATTTTTACGTCACGAACACGGCCCCAAAAGGCCGCAAATTCGTCCGTACCGATAACTGCGCCGGGTTTGTAAATGTAGGCGATAATTTGGTCGCCTAGTTTGGGTGCGGTAGTCCATGTAGAGGGGAAAATAGAGTCTACGGTCATTGTGTCTATTGAGTAGTCGTCAATCTGTAGACGGCGACCGCGAAAAATGTTTAAGTCCTGCACGTTGGGCAGCGTTACCCATGATCCGGCAGAAAAAAAATCTACTCGCCATTCGAAAGCGATTGCCATTATTGAACCGTTACCGGTAGTGGGCCGTTGCTTCGGTTGTAGCGGCGTAGGGCGTCTACTACGGCTTGTGGGTCGCCGCCGTTTACGTTTATGTTTATTGTGTTTCCACCGCCGCCAAAGTCGCCTAGACGGTCTAGAGGAATAATGGCCTCTGCCCCGGCCTCGCCCGCGATAATTTGCGTCGCGCGGGTCACTATGCCGCCGTCGGCCATAAGTGTACCCATGCCAAAATTGCCAAAGTCGATACCCGAAAAGTCGATACCCGAAAAGTCAAAATTAGAGAAATCAAAAGCCGCCGGGCCAGTAGCGCCACCGCCTGCCATTACTGCGCCTGTAGCGGCCGTAAACCCGCTTGTAAGGCCTTGTACGCCACTTACGGTATTAACTGCGTTAAGGCTAGGGGTGTAGTTGGCTATCACGGCTTCAATGCCTGCGACAAGGCTTGCGCCTGCGGTTACGCCAGCTTGATAAAATTGTTTTGCGCTGTTTACGCCTACGGTGTCGGCGATGCTTTGTACGTCTGCCGTTAATGTATTGGCCTCGAGAATTGCCCCGGCGCTGCCTAATAGTTCTTCGGCTATGAGTGTGCCGCCGTCTACGCCAGCTGCTAATACTTGCTGTAGGGCCGACTCTGAAAGCCCGGCAGCCAACAGACGATTAACCAAAACGCCAAAATCTTTAACCTTTGTCGCTTGTTTTTTAAGGTTGTCTAAAAAGGTTTTGGGTGTTGCTTGAGCTGTTACTAGCTTTTGTTCTGACGCAGTAAGTTTGTTTGTCGCTTCGTTTAGGTCAAATCGTGCAGCGGCTAGATCATCGTAGGCGGCCGCTGTTTTTTCGGGGTCGTCGCCTTTAGCGGCTTTAACGTATGCGGCTTGCGCCTTTGCTACGTCTGTTGTTAATTTGGCTACGTTTTTCTGTGCGGCTGCCACGTCTGCCGATGCGTCGGCTACAGCTTGAATATTGTCGGCTGCTGTCTTTTGAGCGTCGCCAAAACTAAAAGACGATTTAACAGAGTCAGAAACCGATTTAGCGTAACTATTAAATTTTTCGGTAGCGGTATCTAATACGGCGTTGGCTTTTTCTAGGGCTGCCGTCATCTGATCGCGTAAGGCGTCTTTGAGTTTGGTTACTTCTTCGGCTAGCGCTTTAGCGGCGGCTTTGGCTTTAGCGCTGGCGGCCGCTGCTTTTTTAGTTGCTTCGCTGTTTTTATCTGTTTTGGTTGTGGTGTCGTCCGTTGTGACGCCTAAACCTTTAAGCATTTTTTCGTACTCGAGTTGAGTTGCTGTGGCTGTCTTTGTGGCGCTTGTGTTTTCTTTGTTTGCCTTGACAGTTCCGCTAATTTTCTTTGCCAATATGGCTAGGGTCGCTGCCCCGGCTATGGCGGTGCCAATACCAATAACGGTTGCTACTTGTACGGCTGTAAATGACGTGGCTAATGCAATATTGGCCGCTGTAGTGATTGCCGCAATAGCGCTAAAACCAGCCATAACGCCATTAACTAAAACAATGGCAGCAGCTAGGCCGCCGATAACGACGCCCATAGTCACGATTAGCGGGGCGTTGTTGCTGGCAAATTCTGCAAACTTGGATAGCAAACCAACAGCGATAGCCATAACGGGTAAAAACCCTTTACCTATGTTGGTTTTAGCGTCTTTTATTTGGGCGGTTAAAATGCGTTGCTTGTTAGCTGCGCCGTCTGCTGTTCGGGCAAAGTCGCCCTGCTGTAAGTTTGTCTGCTCGAGTATGAGCGCTTGCGCGGCAAGGCTTTTGTTTTGTGGTGTTAATGCGTCTTTGGTTGTTTTGACTAGCCCTAGCTCTAAAGCCTTTGCGCGTAGTGATGCGTCGTCTAGCAAAATACCGAAACGGCGTAGCGGCTCTGCCTCGCCTCGTAAGCCTGCGCCTAAAGCTAGTACGGCATCTTCGGGGCTTGTGTTGTTAAATGATGCTAGGTCGGTGGCTAGAGTCGTGAACTTTACGGCCATGTTGCTTAGATCGGTGCCGGTTAGGCCAGCTGCGGTACCGAGTACGCCAAATGTTCCGGCGGCTTTTAGGGCTTCGGTTTGTGATTGACCTAACGACGTGGCGGCCGTCTTAGAGAAATCCATAATTGCGGTAGACGCGTCGCCAAAAATTACTTCGCTTTTGCTTGCTTCCTCGTTAAAGTCGCTAGCCAATTTGGCGGCCCCAAATGCCGCAACACCTAGCGCGCCTAGCGCGGCTGCGGCGGGTAGGAAAGCTTTTTTAAGGGCGTAGCCCGCTTTGGCTGAATTTGTGTCAAGCGCCTTAAATTCGCGGGCGGCTTTCTCAAAACCCTTGGTATCTAGGCTCGAGAGAATTGGAATGTTTAGAGCCATTAGCGGTACTCAATCTTTAGGTTCTTGTTCATTTTGACAGATACCCGGTCGATTATTTTGGATAGTTCGCTCTGTACGGCTGGCATGACAGCGACAACGCCGGGGGTAAGTGATCGAGACGCCCGCGGGTTAGGGCCTTCGCCTTCGGTTATAAGGTTTGTGACAAATTGGCTGCCTTGTCTTATGCCTGCGTGATCCCATAGCGCGGCGGCGGCGTCCTTCTGTTGTGCTACTAACAGCGCGTAGGGTCGGGCCTTGAAATCTACGGTTTGTGTATAGGCGTTGTTCACACGTCGGCCGTCAAGTATTAGGGGTTTGTTAAAAGTTACGGTGCGTTCACGGCTGGCGCGTTTACCTACAACGGTTTTAACGCCGTCTATAACATTCTTGATGTTGTAAATAGTTTCGTTACGGCCTTTAATCATTGAGCCTCGAGCCATACCCGATAGTGGGTAGTCCGTCGGGATCATTGACCGAGCAGACTGTACGACCATGCGCCCCGCGCCTGATTGTATGTCGGTAGTTATTTGGCGTCTAAACGTGGGGTCAAATTTGTTTAGTTCGGCTAATGTTTGTTGTATGCCGAATACTTGAGCGCTAGCGGCGACGGGCATTAGCGCGCTCTCGTTCTCGAGCTTGTGTGTTTAGAACATCTACTACGGTTGCTAGATCGGCTGCGTCGAAATCTATCGACGGTGGCCAAAAGTGAACCGCTACCAGTAGTTCGGCTAGTTGTCGGCGGTAGCTGCCGACTCTGTAGGGTTTGGGTTTTCACTATCTACAACTTCCAGCGCGGCGCACTCTTTAATGAATTGGTCGAATGAAACCGGTACCACGATATTAGCCATTTTGCTAGCTTCGTACGCCATGTAGGCTAGGTGTTCCATTGCTACGCCGCTTGCTAGATCGCTGGCACGCATTTTGTATTTGCGTTCCCATAGCACTACTACCATGAGGTTTGTAGATACTTCGTATACGCCGTCGTTGCGGGTTACTCGAATTGTTATATTCATGTCGGGCCTTTGTTTAGGGGTTTAGATTAGTTTGTGTCTACGGTGTAGACGCCGCCAGTAAAAACCACGTCCATAGTGGTTAATTCTGAAAGCGCAAAGCCGATTGGTAGCGAGGCTAAAAAAGTGCCGGTCAGGGTTAGTCCGGGATTGGTTACGGTGTAGGTACCGGGTGTTACTGGCTTTTCAGGCGACACGATAACGGTAGTTGTAGTTCCTACTAAACCGTTGAGGGTAATCCAAGTTTCAAGAGCTGCAAACGAGCCGTAAAGAGACAAGGTAAGCGAGTGATCTCCGAGGCCTTTTACGTATTTGTTATCCACATCGCCGAATGCTGTAGCGGTAAGTTGCGCGTAGTCGATAGAAAAAGTAGCGGCGGTGCATTGGTCGGAAATGTCCACCGAGTTTACTATTACGTGTGGGTTGCTTAGAAGTGTGCTAGTAGCCATAGGGGTTAATCCTTTGTTTCGGTTTCTGTGTCGGTGTCTGTCTCTGTTTTAGCAGATTTAGCGGCCTTAGTGGTGGAACTTTGACCGATGAAACCGCCAGCTACTAAAGCGTCGATATTTGCGCCGGCGTATCGTTTGTCGTTGGGGTCAAATTTTGCCCCTACGGTGCCTAGACGTTCTGAGAGAATTACGTACATTTTGTGCCTAACTTGTTTGCGCTTGAATGTTTATGTTTAGATCGTAGGCGGGTAGCTCTACCCCGCCGATAATAGCCATAGTTGGGCGTCCATCGGTGACACCTACAGACGCGTTTAATACTTTGGCGGCAATGTTCATTAGCGACCGTTGGGCGTCTAGGTTGCCGGGGCCTAATGTGATGCACCGTACGGGGAACGACATTTTAACTATGTTGCCGTTGTAGGCCTGAAATGTGGGGGCGTCGATAAAGACGCAAGGCGGGACAAGGTTGCGCGGGTCGGTTACTACTTGTAGCCCGGTGATTGTTCCAAGTTTTGCCGCTAGGTCGTCTAGGCACTCGTTAAATAGGTCTGTAAAGGCGACTACGGGCATTAGGCGAGCGTTGGGCGGTCAATACCCAATAGTTGTTTAATGGTGCCGTTAAGGCCGTTGGTGCTGGCAACGCCGTAGCCGTCAAAAGTAGCCATATCTTGTAGCCCGCCGCGCTGACGATACAACGCCCCGCCGTATTGGGTTGTCCCGAGTTTTACGGCCCCGTTGGGTGCTGGCGTTAGTAGATCCTGATACCCGGCGATTTTTCTACGGGTAAAACAAAATTCGTTTGCGGCAGCTGCGCACACGGTTAAAAAAGCCGCATCGCCGGCGGTTGCTGTGCCGATGCCTAACCAATCTTCAATATCGGTAGCGGTAATCCAAGTACACGCGACGAGATCATTAGCTACGGTGCCGGTAGTTGCGCTGCGTTCTACGTTGTCGGCCGTTAGTGCGTAAATGATTTGGTACGGCACCGGTTGGTTGTAGTCGTACTCTAAATCGCCTTCGTCGCTAACACCCGTAAAAAGATATTCGGGTGTTGCGTATACGGTGCGTGATCCGTTAAATGTGGCATTTACCCCGGCGACGGTGACTACATCGCCGGGGTCTATGTCGTGTTGCTCAAGTAACTGTAAAGACGCGTAATTAGTTATTAGCGTTTTATGCGTGACTGTGTAAATAGCCATTGGCGGCTAACCGCCTTTCAGGCTAAACGAACTTGACGAATTTTGTAGCGTCTCTCATGCTGCCTGCGGCATACCCTCTAAAAGCGATGGTCCGAGATAATGAGGACGGTACATCGATACTAATTGCCCCTTTGGGCTGCTCGAAGTAGTGGTAACCAGCGGCCGGGCCTGCTGCGTGTCCCATGAACGAGCCGGGTGCGTTCTTGTCTACGACAAGTACAAGGCCTAGCGGGTTGCCGTTCCATGTGTTAGCTGCTGCGTTGCCTGCTGCGTTTTGTCCCATGAGGTTAGGTGCGCCCGTGTATGGAAATACCGGACGATTTTGATCGTCTACGCTGCTTGAAAGAGCCGCCCAACTCGTGGGCGTTACGAACATGTGGCTAGGCAAATAGTTCGAGCTTTCAGAGATTTGGCGCGCGCCGTCGTAAACGGCTGCTACCCAATCTGCACCTACGGCGGTGTCGGCTACTGAACTTGTTTGTGTAATTGCGGCATGGCAGTTGTCAATGGCGTAATTATCCGTGGCCTGTCCATAGGCGATAGCGAGTTGCTCTAACACGATATTGAGACTGGCCGGGTCTGTCCAATCGAGATCCTGCTCGGACATTGTTACGTATGTACCGAATGTAAGTTTAGAAACGTCGGTATTTGACACGGTAACGGTCGAAGGGTCAAGCGTTGTATTTTCGCCTGTTGGCTGCTGCGTTACGACTGGTCGTACCGTAATTTTTGGAAGGCGGAACGTTGCGCCAGCTGTAGGCATAGCGCGAGTACCGATAGCCGACACGAACGGGCGGATAGGATTTAGCCCGTCATACACGGTACCGGTGATGATCTCGGGCAAAATGCCGGGTGTGCTAGAAGTGTCAATAAAAGGCGCGGCGGCTTTAATCTGTGCGTTAATTTGCGCAAATTCCGACGGGCTAGACGCATAGGCGGCCATGTATTGCGCGGCGCTAGGCATAGTAAAACGCTTAGGCGCTTCGGCCCAAATTGGCGCGGTTGGTGTTGCTGCTTCTACGGCTGCTACTTCGGGTGTCTTTTCCATTTCGGGGGTTTCCTCATCTAGTGGGTTTTCTTGATTATTGTCTAAATCGTCGGGGTTGTGGTGGATACTTGCCGACGCGTAAACCTCGGTTATTTTGGCGGCGTTAAATGCCGGTTGTGGCACTAAAGAAATCTCGTCGATTACAGCTGCCGTGATGCGCATTACGCCGGCGTCGTCGGTCGTCCATTGCTGCGGTGAGATACCTACGGACACGTCGAGTACGCCGTCTGCTGAAAGAGTCAATGCGGTATCTCCGAGAGGGGTAGCGCTAATGCGGGCGGAAAATAAAAGTTCGTTAGGGCTTGAGTTATCGAGCTGCGTAACGATGCCGACGGGTTGGCTCGAGTCGTGGAACATGTAAACGCGTGGCATGCGATCAGGGGCCGAAAGGCTGCCCGGCTCAAATAACACCGTTTCGCCCGAGCTAACACTTGCGGTTACGCCATAGGGGGCGGCAATGCCCATAATTACACGCTGCCCGGTACGGCTGCCGTCCGGTGCTGCTGCGTCTACTGTGATTGCGGTAGCGGTTAATTTAATCATTAGCTCAAAGGTACTCTAACTGTTTCTTCGATTGTTGGCATTTCGTCCGGCATTTCCCCGCCGTAGCCACCCAAATAGTCGGCCGCTAAATACTGTTTAGGGTTTAGCCGTACGTAGGTACCGCGCGGTAGTACGTTGTCGCCGCTCAATGTCTGCGATATGCACTCGCTGTAGGCCTTGCATGCAAATAGCCATAGCTGTTGGCGGGCGTCGGCGTTGTTTGAATAATTGTAACCACCGATAGACAAGTTGCATAAAAAGCCGGGGATATTGGCTAGGCGTGACATTTCGAGCGCTTGAAAGTTGCGGGCTTCGCTTAATAGCATTTTGTCCGGTGTTGCGCTGGTTTCGCTGTATGTCAAGTGTTCCGAGATCGCGGCAACGCTGTTAGACATGCGGGCCACGTTGAACGATTGCGCCATTTGTGCTAATTCTTCGCTGCTTAAAGGCTGGCCGCCAGTTTGTTTAAGGACGCCGGAAGGCTGCACCGCTACCGCGTTACGGTTTGCTGCTTGCTCGAGCTTTAGCGCCGTGTCGATAGCGCGCGGGGCGACAGTAGTTAGCGCTTGAATAGGGCTAATGAATTGTACGACGTCTTTGTAGTCAAGCGGTAAACCTAAAAACATAAGTTGTTTAGACGGGCCGAAACTTACGTTACCTTGCTGATCCAAAGTGGTTACAAGGTTTGCCGGCAAACGCTGAAACGACGCGGGGTAGCCGTCGGCCGTCCTAGTTTTGACGTGTAGGTAGCCCACGCCGAAAAAAAATAAATCGTCAAATAACCATGAAAGCGTAAAGTTGTTTGTGTTGTCCGGGTCTAGCCGTTGTAGCCAGCTGCGGGGCGCTAATGGTATTTCTTCCATTTCTTCGCCGTTCCATTGCAAGGTATACATTTCAAGCGGTAGGCAACCAATGACCGACGCGATTAGATCACGGGCGCGGGAGATAGTCGGTACTGACATACAACGGGCGCGCGCTGCGTCGTCTGCGTATGCGTAATACGGTGGCCCAATTTGGCTAGCGCCTTGATTGCCTTGCTGTTGATATCCGTAACCTACAGCGGCTTTTACTTCCGGTTCGGCTATGCCGTAAACGGGTTTGGGGTCGCGTCGAAATAAAGCCATAGGCGCATTATGCCACAAGGTTTAGCCGTTGGGGTGGAATTGGGGCGCCCGACGCGCCCCAAAACCGATCTAATGCTAACCGTTAGAGAACGCGACAATAGGTTTAGCGTTATTGGCCGGGCGTGAAACCATCGCAACAGCGAACACCATAGCGCGGGCCATTTCGATAGGGCCACTAGATCGGGCCGATGATAAAGCTACGGTTTGCTGGTGGCGTACAAGTACTGCGCGTTCGGTTTGCTCTACTAAAGATATTTCGCCTGAATGTGCTACGCGACCTTCGACAATTAAAGCGCGTACGCCTTGCGTCCATCGGCCTAGCTCGCGGTAGCCAACAATGGCGCGGCGGCTGTCATATTCCCGAGGGCACGAGATTTCAAACGGCGGGGTAATAGTAAGAGATAACGACGGGTCGCGCATTTGTTCCGCTATGCGTTCCCACGCTGCCGCAAGGCTGTCCACGTCAAAAACAACAGTAACTAGCGACCGGTTGCCGTCCTGCACGGCGCGCACCCCGACATAGCGCGTACCGTCTAACGAAGTTTCTACGGATAATGTCCCGCCTTTAGGTATTGGGTCGGTCGTAGCGCACGACGCAAATAAACCCGGCTCGAGCCATGCGGTGCTACTGGCCACCCAAATATTCACAGAACTTCGTAAAAAGGCCGACCGGTTCGGCGCTTTAGCTTCGGCGTGTAAAACGTCAATAGTTAAACCACCACGACCAATAGACGGGTTAGCCATTTTCCATGCCTCGGGGCTCATTGGGTCAAGAGTCGCCGGGGGCGACCATTCGGCAAAATACATAGGGCCAACTTCGCCGGCGTCAATCTGCCGCAAACCCTGACCGCGCCAACGTAAAAGCGCGTGGCTGTTCTGTGTACCAGCTGTAGAAACCATAAGGCAAATAGGGTTAGTTACGGCGCGTTGCGTAGGAAGTAGCCCGGTGTCTATTGCATCTTCGGAAATATCCCAACATTCATCTATATAAAGAAATGACGCACTATAGCCGTGACCGGCTTGGGGCGTAGCTGCTCTAACGATCCACCGGTGCCCGTGTATCTCTAGTTCGTTACGGCCGTACGACCACGAAACTTTAGCGCCAAATTTCTCTTGCAAAATCGGGGCAAGATATTTAAACATAGAAACGGCTAGGTCGAGTTTGTGGGCTACAGAAATAGCGACACAACTACCGCCACGGCGCGGTGCCTCAATAGTAAGAAACCAGCCGATACAAGCTGCACCCAAAAGGCTCTTACCGTTTTGTCTCGCAACCGACAAAAGCGATACGCGGCGTAAAAAATTGTCGTCGTCATCTAAAGCGGTGATGCCATGTAAACAACGGACTTGCCACGGGTAAAGCTCTACGCCTAACACGTCCCTAGCGAAACCCAATATTTCCGTAGCTCGTGATCGGACGTCATCGGGCGTAATCGTTTCTAGTCTTGGCCGGTCGTCGCCAGTTTCGACCACGCTTAGTGGTTCTTGGGATATACGATATGGTGCG